CTCAGGCCAGGTAATGCCGGCTTCACGTGCTTGGATAACCCAGGTTGTCCGCTGTGCCAGGTCATCACGTAGCTGTGCAAGGGAACGCATAGCGGCCGATCCGGTGGACGCCGTGCGCATGTCCACACCCTGTGGCTTCATGTCTTGCATGAAGTCGGACCATGTCATACGCGGGTTAGCGTCGAACCATTCCCGCGCGTCTTCCGTGATGAGTGTTGCCCAGTGATGCCAAGGGCCGGCGAATATGTCCTCTGCCCTCTTACCTCTGGCCCGTGCTGCATCGGTTAGGACGTCGCCGCCGCGGCAATGGTTGCCTAGCTGCTCTAGGGCATTGTCACGGTAGCTCTCCCATGTCATGCGTAGATCGGCGCGCTCTGCTGATTCCATTCTCTTACTCATGTAAACATTCTATACCATCACACATGTAAAGCCTAACCAATAAGCCTATGTGTGAGTAACGCATGAACGTATCGAACGTGCACGACTGGACATGTGCAGAGCCGGCCACCATGCGAGCCCAGGACGCGCGCAAATGAAGCCAACCCTGGGGGATGACCCCCCGGCCGCCCCGCCGCGGGGACGCGCCCGGGAGGGCCGAAAAACCGCAAGTGAGTTCAAAGGGTCCAAAAACCCCGATTTCCGAACATATATTCGAACGATTTGCCTCGAGACTCGAGGCCCCCGGATGGAGTGATTCCAACGGGTTCTGTCTGAGGAAGTGATTTCTGATGGCGCGTGGTGGACCGAGGGCCCGTAGCGGGCCGCAACCTGACCTTGATGCCTTTGCCCGGGAGTTCGACAAGGGCGATTGGGCGCTGCTGCCGGCGCAGTGGGATTACCCCGCGCCGGATTGGCCGCTGACGTCATCGTTCGGCATGACTGTGGGCAAGGGCGAGGATGCGGAGTTCATCCAACTGCATGAGCGGGAGTTGTACTTCTGGAATAACCTCTGGTCCCAGGGCCAGGCGCCTATGTGGCTCATCAACAAGCAGATCATGAACGTGGCGCTGTACTGCCGGGCGTTTGCGATGGCCGAAGCGTCTCTGGCACCGTCGTCATCCGGCCTACTGGGAGAGCTCAGGCAGGCCCGCGAGGACCTTGGACTGTCCACGGCTGGTCTTGCCCGGAATAAGTGGCGCTTCGCCCGTCAGGATGAGATTTCGGTGGCTGCCGCTGAGAAGGCGCCGGCACCGGCCGCCCGCGGCAAGAAGAAGCCCGACAACGTGACCGACTTGTTTGCTGGGGTGACTGTCCGTGCTGGCACATGAGGGCAGCATCCCGCAGGTGACGCTAGGCCGGCTGGCCGCGTCTTGGATGCACGCGCACCTTGTCATCCCGGATGGGGACATGGCCGGGCAGCCGTTCCGGCCGACACTGGACCACATCGTTTACCTGTGCAACTTCTACGAGGTCCGACCGACCGCCAAGCCTGGGGAGCGAAATGTTGCATTCCGATACCGTACGGCGCTGTGGATGGCAGCACAGAAGGTGGGCAAGTCCCCTGGAATTGCTGCTGAGGCGTGTTTTGAGTTTGTCGGCCCTGCTGTCTTTGACGGCTTTGCGACTTTCGGACAGACATACCGCTGCCGCGATCATGGCTGCCCGTGCGGGTGGGAGTACGAGTATGCCGCGGGTGAGCCGATGGGCCGGCCGTGGAGCACGCCGCGAATCCAAATCGCCGCCGTTGTTGAAGACCAGGTAGAGAACACCTGGGGCGCGCTGGTGCCGATGATCGACAATGGCCCGCTGGCGAACCTGCTGCGGACTGGTGAGGCGTTCATCAAGCACCCGAACAAGAACCGCGACTCCCGCATTGAGACTGTGACGTCGAAGGCTGACGGCAGGCTCGGTGCGCGTATCTCCCGCGGCCTCTGTGACGAGATTGGCCTCTGGACTGACTCCAACAAGATGAAGAAGTTCTGGCGGACCCTGGCGCGTGGCGCCGCGGGTATGGGCGGCCGGCTGGGTAACTCCACCAACTGCTACGACCCCGCGGAAGATTCGCAGGCGCAGGCGTTGCACGAGTCGCGGCAGAAGGACGTCTACAAGCACTACTACCCGCCGCCGACGTCGCTGGACTTCCGGTTGAAAGCTGACCGGAAGAAAATCTTCGCGTTCAACTACCGATTCTCTCCATGGGTGGACATCCGTTCCATCGAGTCGGAAGCGAGTTCGGTGATGGAGCAGAACCCGGCCGAGGCTGAGCGCTTCTTCGGGAACCGGATTGTTGCCGGCTCGAGGACTTGGCTGCAGCCGGCGCAGTGGGAGCAGCGGAAGGCGCTGTTCACGGTGAAGCCGCGCACGAAGGTCTGTGCAGGCTTTGACGGTTCGGAGACGAACGACATCACCGGCATCCGCTTGGAGACGCTGGACTTCCAGCAGTTCACCCCAACCTATTTCGACGGCAAGCGCCTGACGATTTGGGATCCGCGCGAGTGGGACGGCCGCGTGCCGCGCCCCGAGGTGCACCGGGCGTGGGAGGACATCAACAACCAGTTCGAGATTGTCCGCGCATACTGTGACCCGTTCAAGTTTGAGACTGAGCTTGACGAGTGGAAAGCCGAGTACGGCGAAGACACCTTCTTTGAGTGGCGCACGAACCGCATCTCACAGATGCACGCCTCCCTCGAGCGGATGAAGACGGACATCATCGAGCCGGATTCCAAGTTCACGCACGACGGGTGCGACACCACGGCCATCCACATGCGCAACGCGGTGGAGCGGGCCCGGCCCGGCCAGAAATACATCCTGGGCAAAGCCACGGACTCCCAAAAGATCGACCTTGCTATGTCGTCAGTGCTCGCGCACGAGGCGGCGGCCGACGCGGTAGCCAACGGCGATCGCAACATCACTGACGAAACTACATACGCCTGGTTCTAGGCGAGATTGGAGACGGACATGGACGCAATAGAGGCGCTGCGTCTTGTGAACCGGATCCATTCGAGGATCGTGGGACGCCGGGCGGAAATCGAGAAGAACGAGCGGTACTACCTGGGGGATCAGAACCTCACGTATGCGACCGCGGAGTGGTTGAAGTCGAACGCTGCCCGGTACTCGCAGTTCTCCGACAACTGGTGCGCTCCGGTGTCCAACGCGATCGGGGAACGCATCGAGGTCACTGGCCTCAAGTTCCGCGACAATGCGACGTCGGCAAACGAGTTGTGGGATGACTGGCTGCGGAATGAGATGGAGATGCAGTCTTCGCAGGGCTTCTTGACGTCGTTCAACACGAAGCGGTCTTTCGTGATCGTGTGGGGCTCCGAGGACAACGTGCCTGTCGTGTCGTGGGAGCACCCGTCGAACGTCGAAATTGAGTACGAGTGGGGGATGCTGGGCCGGCGCCGGAAGGCGGCCTTGAAGACGTGGGTGGATGAGAAGACCGAGTACGCCACGCTCTACACCCCGCATTACGTCTTCAAGTACTCCCGGAAGCTGGGCCTGACCCCGGACGAGCGCATGGCGCAGTCGTTGCAGGCTAAGGGTGACAACGTGGACGGCGGCTGGCTGCCGATCGAGCCGTCCTACACGGGCGATTACGTGTGGCCGCTGGCGAACCCGCTGGGCGTTGTCCCTGTAGTGGAGGTCCCGAACCGTCCTATCCTGGGCGGCGAGCCCGTTTCCGAGGTTGCGCAGGTCATTCCGCTGCAGGACGCCATCAACATCCTGTGGGCGTATGCGATGTACGCCGGCGACTACGCTTCCATGCCGGCCCGTGTGCTGCTGAACGTGAACCCTCCCATGCGGAAGGTGCTCGACAAGAACGGCAAGCACGTCGGGGACGCTCCGGTGACGATGAAGGAGCTCAACGAGTCCCGCTTCGCAGTCTTCAACGGTGGCGCGGCCTCGAAGGACGCGAAGATCGACTCGTGGCCCGCGGCGAAACTGGACGTCTTCACGGACGTCATCGAAATCGCTGTCGGTCATATCGCCGCGCAGACCCGCACGCCCCCGCATTACCTTGTGTCGAACAAGGGCCTGTCGAACCTGGCGGCTGACGCGCTCAAGGCAGCGGAAATCGGCCTCGTGAAGAAGGCGCAGGAGTTCCAGAAGTTCGCCACGCCGGCGATTCGGGAAGTTTTCCGCCTCATGGCGCTGGTGAAGAACGAGAACGGGCAAGCAGAACAGGTCCGTTTGGCGACTATTGCCTGGCAGAACCCGGAAATGCGCTCTGAGGCGCAGATGGCTGACGCTCTGGTGAAGAAGAAGACCATCGGCTACCCGTTCCAGTACCTCATGGAGTTGGACGGCATCGCGCCGACCGAAATTGACCGGATCAACAAGATGGTCGATGCCGAGGAAGCGAAGGCGCAGGCGGACGCGGAGAGGGCGGTGGCTGATTTTGAGCAATCTGGCGGAAATAGCGGCGGAACACCAACTCTCCCGGCTGTCCCTAGCGAATAAGCTCACGGCGGGGCTGGCGGCGCAGTGGCGGCGGGTGGATTACGCGAACATCGCGGCGTCTGTCGCCTCGCTGGCGGCCCCGATGGCTTATCTGGTGGTGAGTGCCCAGGAGACGGCCGCGAAGCAGTCTGTGGACTACATGGGCGCCGTGGATGACTACTACGGCGTTACGTCGCAGGCGCGGATCAACCCCGGAGCGTTCGCCGGCATGGATGTGGCCGGGAAAAGCGTCGATGCGGCGATCATGTTCTCCACGAACGTCATGTTTGAGGCGCTGACGGCCGGGCTCGCCCAGGACAAGGTGCTGGCGGCCGGCTACAACTTCACGTCGAACGCGGCGCGCACGGCAGTGATGGACATGGGCCGGCAAGCGGACAGGGTGCAGATGTTCGCCCGGCCGGAGTACAAGCAGTGGGTACGGCAGATCGGGCCTGGCGCCTGTTCTCGATGTATCCAGCTAGCGGGTATCGAGTCGTGGCGGAAGGCGTTTCTGAGGCACCCGAACTGCCATTGTGTCGCTGTGCCGGCCACGGAGTCGTTCGACGGCGCGATTGAGACGTCCCCGAAGGCGTATTTCGATCAGTTGTCGAAGGCCGAGCAGGACCGGCGCTTCACGAAGGCCGGCGCGGAAGTCATCCGCGAGGGCGCCGACCTCGCCCGCGTGGTCAATGCGCGCCGCGGCGCCGCGGGCATCAAGTACGGGCCCCGGATCCTGCCAGGAACAACCCCACGGAACCTTGGCAGCATCGGCCGGACCATGACACCCCGGAACATCGGCACGCAGCAGCAACCGATCTGGGTGTACGAAACGGTGGAGCTCACCGGCAAGCGCGCGCGGCGGGCCACGAAGTACGGCTCACTGGACCGGCGCCTGCCGCAGGGCACGCGCCTGATGCCCGAGACGATCTTGAAGATTGCCAAGGGCGACCGGAAGCGACTCAACGAACTACTGCAGCACTACGGCTACTTGGTCTAGGAGGACCCATGTCACAGGCACCTTCCATTGGGCGCGTTGTCCACTATCACTCTTACGGCACCCCGGGCGGCGAGTTTCTGCCGGAACCACGGGCAGCGATCATCACGGGAATCAACGACGCCGAGGAACAGCGCGTGCATCTCGCAGTGCTGAACCCGACCGGGATGTTCTTCAATCTCGACGTCCGATTCTCAGAGACGCCGGCACCGGGGCATTGGTCCTGGCCGCTGCGCGCATGAGGTTCACACTGCGGTCCAACGCACACGGTTCGGAGCCGATCAAGCTGTCCGCCACCACAGAGGGCGGGGCGATCGCTGAGGCTTACGAGCACATCCCGAAGGACCCGGAGCGCTGGCGCAGGCTGACGCAGAACTGGGTGGACTGGGGATGGCCCGGGGAGCCTGTCATCGCGGCGTGGAACGTCACGCCGGACGCCGGAACACATCAAATGTGGATCGAGCGCCACATAAACGTACCCAAGTGACCGCAAGGAGCTTGGGGAACGGCGGCCAAGAATGAATGCCGGTAAACCCTAGGCCGGATGCAACCGCCCAGACAACTGAATAGACAACTGAATAGCCCGCCGGAACATGAGCCGGCGGGCACCTGGAAGTTACCCCAATGGTGGGAAGCCGTCTTGAAAACGGTGGCCGGTGAAACGGTAGCGGGTTCGATTCCTGTGACTTCCGCGGCGGCCCCAGTGCCGCTCCCATGAGTAAGACCGCCCGGAACCTTCCACCCGGGCAGGAGGCGCCAACACGGCAATGCTGACAGTTCGAGTCTGTCCGCCTCCGCTGGCCGGGAAAGCGTATCGACCAACCATCGAGGCAACGCGATCCAGCGAGTACCGGCCCACCTTTTCCCGTCCCTGTTGGGGCGGGTATCGCGGCGTGATGCCGCAATGTCCCACCCAACTAGGAGTGATTCCGCAATGCCTGACATCATCAAGAACGAAAACCCGGCCGGCCCCGACGCCGAGCAGGAACAGCAGCCGGATGGCGTGACGCCCGACGCTGCAAGCACCGAGGACTCTACTGCTGGTGAACAGCAGAAGGAACAGCCCCAGCCGACCGCCGAAGACCTCGCCAACCTGAAAGCGACGCTCACCAAAGTGCGCGCCGAAAACAAGGCGAAGGACAAGGAGCTCGCTACCTGGAAGGCTGAGCGTGAAGCTCAGAACAAGACACCCGAAGAACAGCAGCTTGAAGCTGCGCGCCGCGAAGGTGAGACTGCCGCCGAGAAGCGGGCTAACGAGCGTCTGGTGAAAGCCGAACTCAAGTCCGCCGCGAAGGGCAAGCTCAACAACGTGGCCGACGCGCTGGTGTTCATCGACCTGTCTTCCATCGAGGTAGGCGACGACGGCGAAGTTGATTCGGATGCCCTCGAAACCGCCATCACGAACCTTCTGTCCGAACGGCCCTACCTGGGCGCGGTCGAACCGAAGCGATTCGGAGGCGGGGCAGATCAGGGTGGCCAGAAATCTGGCGCCCCGAAGCAGTTGACCCGGGCCGAGCTCGCCAACATGTCCCCCGAAGCCATTGTGGCCGCGGAGGAAAAAGGCCAGCTCGCCAACATTTACAAGACCGGCAGCTAAGAAAGGCTGAGCCAAAATGGCTATCCAGAATTTCATCCCCGAGGTTTGGTCCGCCAAGCTTCTCCTGGCCCTGCGCCACGCACACGTCTACGCAGCGGGCGGCGTCATCAACCGCGAGTACGAAGGCGAAATCAGCGACTTCGGTGACACTGTGCACATCACGTCGCTGGTGGACCCGACTATCGGTGACTACACCGCGCACACGGACATCACTGTCGAAGACATTGATGACCTGGACCACATCCTGCAGATCACCCAGAGCAAGTACTTTGCTTTCGAGGTTGACGACATCGAGAAGCGCCAGGCCAAGGGCAACGTCCTGACCGCGCAGGCTCAGGCCGCGGCGTGGAAGCTCCGCGACGTCGCTGACAAGTACGTCGCTGGCCTCATGGCTACCGGCGTGGCCGCGGGCAACGTCATCTCCGAATCCACCATCACGAAGCTGGACGCTTACGACGTGCTGGTGGACCTTGGCACGAAGCTGGACGAGTCCGACGTCCCGACCGAGAACCGCTGGGCAGTCATCACGCCCAAGTTCCACGGACTGCTGCAGAAGGACTCCCGCTTCATCGCGGCCGGCGATGCCCAGGGCGCCAGCGTCCGCGCTAACGGCGTCATCGGTGAAGCTGCGGGCTTCTCGCTCCGCAAGTCCAACAACGTCCCGGACGGCCCCGGCGCCGGCGCGGGCAAGCTCATCATCGCTGGCAACAGCATGGCGACCACGTTCGCTGAGCAGATCGCCAAGACCGAAGCCGCTCGCCGTGAGCTCCGGTTCGCTGACATGGTGAAGGGCCTCCACCTCTACGGCGGCAAGGTCATCCGCCCGGAGGCTCTGGCCGCCGCGGACGTCATCATCTAACGAGGCGTCACATATGGCCCGGTTCGCTCCATACGGGGCGGACCGGGCCTGACCATTCCTTCTTCTTGAAAGGTGGACAGACATGTCCGAGCTAGTAGCAGTGACCGGGCCCAACGGGCTCACGTTCCATTTCCCCGCCGAAACCGCCAAGGGCTTGCTGCGGCACCCCGACATCGGTGACGCCAAGGACAACGGCACCCCGATCATCCCGGATCTTCGGAATGACGAGGACGCCAAGCGTGCGGCCAGCACCAGCGGGTTCAAGCCCCGCAGCGACGGCGGCACCGCCGAGGGCAGCGCCGAGACGCTGGACGTCGTAGCCGGCCGCATTCAGGACAAGGCGGACAAGGCGGACGGCAAGCCTGCCGGCAACGCATCGAAGGAAGACTGGCACGCCTACGCGCTCGCCAACGGCAAGACCAGCGCCGACCTTGACGGCCTGGGACAGCGCGAAATCCGCGCACTGTTCACCGAAGCCTAGGAGGTAGTCATGGTTGCTTTCGCCACGCCCGCGAACCTGGGCGTCCGCATGAAGCGGACGTTCACAGTGGATGAGCAGGAATGGGTGGGCACCCTCTTGGAGGATGCCGCCGCCTACCTGCGGGGAGTGATGGGAGCACACGTCTACCCGGTGCAGACGGCCACGTATACGGCCTACCCACTCGGCGGCCGGGCCGATATGCCACAGCCTTACGTTGTGTCGATCGGCCCGGTTGTCCGAACGGACTCCCCCGAGACTCCGGTGAACTTTGTCCGGTTCGAGGACGGGATTTACCTCTACAGCGACGAAATTGTGGACATCACGTTCACCTACGGACTTGCTGAGGCTCCGCAGGATCTTGTGGCGCTGAACTGCGCCATCGTGTCCGGCCAGATCGTCCTTGTGGAGAACGAACTTGGGCTGCAGGTGGGCGGCCTGTCGTCTGTGGCTTTGGATGACTTCAAGATCGCTTTCGCTGACGGCGGCGCCGCGACGGGCTTGGCTCTCCCGGCACCGCAGATCGCGTACTTGGAGAAGCGGTACGGCACGTCCGGCTGGGTCATTGGGACGCAGCGGTGATCGGCCTGGCGATGGGCCAGCGCATGGCTGAGGCCAAGATGAAGGACACGTGCCACATCACGCGGCCGGGCCCGAACGTGTGGGACGAACTGACGATGCTCTACACCCCATCGAGCATCAACGTGTACGAGGGCAAGTGCGGGCTGCTGAACCCCTACCGCGCCCCGACGACGGCAAGCACCCCGGGACAGGCTCAGACAGTCCAGATGGCCCGCCTCTCCCTCCCTGTGGCAACTTCCACCGGGATCCAGGAAGGCGACGTCGTGGAGTACCTGACATCCGCGTCTGACCCGGACCTCCCCGGGCGGAAGTTCAAGGTCATCGGCGGCGCACACCAGTCGGATGCTACGGCGCGGCGCGTCCCTGTCGAGGAAGTGTCGTAGTGCAGATCAAGGTCCGCGGGCTCCAAGCCGTTGTGAAGCGGCTCGAGGGCGTGGACCCACTGATGCGGGAGAACCTACGCAAGGCGGTCGAGATAACGGCCCGGCACATCAAGGACGACGCGAAAGCGAACTTGAAGCCGATCGCCACCCCGGGTGTCTCCCACATCAAGCACCTTCCGGCTGCCATCAAGTACCAGATGGAGGGAAACCGCTACTACGTGGCGGCGAAGATCGGCGCCAAGGGCAAGCAGGCCCGGCTAATCGGCGTGATCGAGTACGGGTCCCCGACGTCGGCCCCGCACCCATTCCTCATGCCGGCCGCACTTTTCAACCGCGCTGACTTCCTCAAGGGTGTCCGCCAAGCAGTGAAGGACTCCATCAAATGAGCGACCCGATTCGTGACCATGTGAGTGCGGTCCTGAACAGGCTCGAAACGGATCCAGCGTTCGCCGGCAAAGTAATCGACACCAATGAGCCGAAGACCGCGGCCCAGCGCCTCCCGCCGTACCTCGTGGTCTATTCCGACACGGGCCAGGTGGTCAACGAGCGCGCGACGTCGGAGGTCCCGAACCGGCTGGACTTCCAGTTCACCATCCACGCGGTAGGCGCCGACGCAGCACAGGCGCGGGCGTGGGCCGGCAAAGTGTTCATGCTCCTGGCAGGTTGGCGGCCGACCGTCGCCGGCTGGAAGCCGCAGGGCATGACGAAGAAGCGACAGCCGCTTCCGCTGCAGTTCGACAAGTCCTACACACCCGAACTTGTGTACTCAGTTGACATTTTCGACCTAGTAACCCGCAAAGGCTGATTGGAGACTGCCGTGGCGCTCGTAAGAGTTCGCAGCAAGAAAACCAGGGAAGAATCCACCGTCGATGAGGCGTGGCTGACCCGATGGCCGGATGACTTCACTGTCGTCAAGCCCGCAAATTCCACGAAGGAAACTACGCCGGCTTCCGGCAACGACAAGAAGGAGAAGGCGTAATGGCCCTTGAAGAAACCCCCGGTTCCGTCGCTACTGACGGCAACCTCACTGTCTGGTTTGTCCCCGATGCACCGGGCGCGAACCCCGCATCCAAGGCAGTTCTCGATGCCAGCACGTCCAAGCGGATCACCTATTCGCTGACCCCGGACGGATGGAACCACACGGTCGATGAGGCCACCATCGAGGACGGCCGCCTCACCCTCAAGCAGGTCTTGCAGGAGGCCGGCACGGTCACGGACAACCTCGAGCTCCACTACGTCTACGGCGCCGACGACGACGTGGCCGACGTCGCTCTCGTTGCGGGCGTCCGCGGCTGGCTCGTGGCCCGCTACGCCATCCCCAACGAGGACGACGTGACCGTGGGCGACCTCGTGGACGTCATCCCCGTCCGGTGCGGCGTGCAGCGCAAGACCGCGCCCGCCCGCAACGCGACCTTCACCAAGCAGCAGAAGATGTTCGTCAAGGGCACCGTTCTGCGTGACCAGGCTGTCGTCGCCTAGTTGAAACACTCCTGCCGCCCGTCTTTCCACCGGGACGGGCGGCAGGTCCAACTTCATCCGGTGGAACGGTGGAAGGAAAATTCTTATGTCGAAGCTCAAGAACAAGACTGACAAGGCAACATTCCGGTACAGGGACGTAACGGTGATGCTGGACGGTGAGAAGGCAGCGGAGCGGGACGCGCTGATCGAGTTGATTTCCGAGGCGCAGGAGCCCGGTGACGCTCGCCTGGGCAAGGACCCGGCAGCGGAGGCGCGGAAGAAGCTGGCGGCCCTCGAGGACGAGATGCGCGAGGCTCTGGTCACTGTTCGGGTGCGGGCGCTCGACACGGACAAGTGGAACGCGCTGACCGCGAAGTTCCCGGCCCGTGAGGGCGTGGCGATTGACGAGCGCAAGCAGTACAACATCGTTGAGGTCACGAAGGCCGCCGTTGAAGCTGGCGGCTTCCTGTTCGAGGATGGCAAGACTGAGCCTGTCGAAGCGGATGAGTGGCCGGCGTTCTGGAAGTCACTGTCCGGTGGCGATTTCGATCGCTTCTGGATCGCGGCCTACACGCTGAACGAGACAGACGGCTGGATGGGTGTTGACTTCCTAAAAAAAGGCTGAGGGATTCCCCCAGCCTTTTGAGGGATGTCCGGCTGGCGCGGGAGTTGGGGATCGCCCCGCGCCGGCTGTGGGGCTGGGAGCCAGTGGAGTCCACAACGCATCACCATGACGGCATCGGGCAGTTGGTGGGATCCACCACAACCCGGGAGCCGGAGTTCGACCAGGAGCAGCGCGAATGGTTCCGGGCGCTGTACGAGCTCGAGGCGGACACCGGCCAGTACGGCGAGTGGATTTCCGAAGCGACAAGCATTGACGCAGACCCGAACAACCGGAACCGGAAGTACCACTACGCTGCGGGCGCCGCTGACGCGCCGAACCTGCCCGCTATCAACTGGGCCGAGTATGCCGTGACGACGGCGCAGGACCGCTATTACAAGCAGTACCCGGACGCGAACCGTGCAGGCCATATGTGGTTCGTGCGGAAGGTCAAAAACTAAACATTGGAGGCGGCCGTGGCTGACGACGAGAAGCTTGAAGTCGAAGTACGGGCGAACATCGCCGGTTTCGATAGGGACATGGCGGCCGCGGCGAAGTCCGTCAAAGGACTTGGGGACGCCTCTGAGGCGGCGGATAAAAAGGCCGCTGCGGCAGCTAAGAAAGCCGCAGCTGAGCGGGCCCGCCAGGTTGAGGATCTAAAACGGGCTTCTACCGACATCGGCAAATACATGCTGGTTGCCGGCGCCGCCGTGGCAGCCGGTGTTGCACTATCTGTGGTGGAGTTCGCCAAGTACGACAAGGCAGCCTCCAACTACCGGGCAGTGTCCGGCGCTACTCGCGCCGAAATGGACCGGCTCAAGAAGTCCTCGATGGACCTGGGCGAGAGGTTCGGCTTCACCGCTGTCGAGGTAACGGACGCCGCGACGGCCCTGAACAAGGCTGGCGTGTCCACCGCTGACGTTCTAGGCGGTGCACTGTCCGGCGCACTGACCTTGGCGGCCACTGACACGATCGAAGTCGCTGACGCGGCCGAAGTCGCCGCTATCGCCATGACCCAGTTCAAGCTTCAAGGCAAGGACGTCCCGCACATCGTTGACTTGCTGGCCGCTGGCGCCGGCAACGCAGTGGGCGACGTGAAAGACCTGTCCTGGGGTCTGCGGCAGTCGGGCCTTGTGGCCTCACAATTCGGTCTCTCCGTGGACGAAACAGTGGGCACCCTGTCCGCATTCGCGTCCGCTGGTTTGATCGGCTCTGACGCCGGTACAAGCTTCAAGCAGATGCTTCTATCCCTCGCTTCCCCGTCCGGCGTTGCGGCGAAGGAAATGGCGAAACTGGGCCTGTCCGCATACGACACCGAGGGTAACTTCATCGGCGTCGAGCGGCTGGCCGGCGAACTGCAGCGCACATTGGGCGGCGTGTCACAGGAGTCCCGCAACGCTTCCCTGTCGATCATCTTCGGCCAGGACGCCATCCGGTCCTCCGCGGTGCTCTACGAGCTCGGCGCGGCCGGCGTTGCGGAGTGGATCGACAAGGTTGACCAGGCTGGCTACGCCTCCCGTGTCGCTGCCGAGAAGCTGAACAACCTGAACGGCGACTGGAAGAAACTCACGGTGTCCGTTCAGAACGGCCTCATCGACATGGGCGGATCTTCGGAAAGCTTCCTCCGGCCCCTGATTCAGTCCGTTACTGGGGCTGTGCAGTCGTTCCGGGACCTCCCGGAGCCGATCAAGGGCGGCATCCTCATGATGGCTGGCCTGACTGCCGGCGCCCTGCTGCTGGGCGGCGCTCTGCTGACGGGGATCCCGAAGGTGGTCGAGTTCAAGGAGTCGTGGGACAAGCTCTCAAACTCGAGCAACAAGCACGCAAGCGCCATGTCGAAGATCGCTGTGGCTGTTGGCTGGGTGACGGCCGCTTACACTGCGGCAACGATCGCGGCCGGGCTCATGGCTGACGCGAAGGCCCGGACTGAAAGCAAGGCCAGTTCATCGCAGATCACGAACGGGATCGCTGGCGCGAGTCAGAACCCGGGCAAGGTCATGCCGGCCCTGGATTCAAGCTTCCGCAACATCACCAACCCGTCTAACAATCAGGGCTTCACGAAGGTCAACGACTTCAAGAGCGCGCTGCAGCGGATTTACAAGCCGACCATTGCTGACACTGGCAACGACCTAGCTGGCAGCGTGTTCGGCAAGGACAGCTCATCCACGAAAGCCCGGGCGGCTTTCTCCGAGGTTGACCGGTCCCTCGCGGACCTGGCAGGAACGGGTGGCACGAAGGACGCTACGGCGGCGTTCGCTGAGATGAAGAAGAAGGCGACCGAAGCCGGCGTCCCCATCGAAGACCTCATCAAACTGGTCCCGAACTACCGGGACGCAATGGTGAACCTCGCCACGCAGAACGGCTTGACGAACCTCACCGAGGAAGAAAAAGCCAAGGTACTCGAGGGCACGTCGCAAAAAATGGACACCGCCTCTGCCTCTGCCGAAGCGATGGCTAAGACCCAGGAAACCAGCAAGATCGAGACTGAGAAGTGGTCGAAGGCGCTGGACGACATCGGCGTCTCGATGCAGGGAGCAATCGTCGGCCTGCAGAAGTTCACGGACTATCTTGTGTCGGCCGGCTTGCTCACGCTTTCATCTCGTGACGCGACGGCTAGCTACCAGGAAGCCCTTGACGGGGTGAAGGCGAAGACCGAAGCGATCATGGCTACCCAGGCGAAGTTCGGCGGGGTGCTGAACAAGACCGCGACGGACTTTGACCTGACAACCAAGGCAGGCAAGGACGCGAATGACGTCTACGCGGAAGTGGCGACGAAGGGTTTCGCTGCGGCTCAGGCGATGGCGAAGAACGGCGACAGCCAGCCCAAAGTCCAAGCACAGCTGACTGACACCTACAACGCGATGGTCAAGACCGCAGAGGGCTTCGACATGGGCAAGACAGAAGCGGAGAAGTTGACCCGCGAAATCCTGCACATTCCCCCGGGCGTCAAGGTCGAGTCGTGGATGGCTGACCAGGCGCGCATCGAGGCTGAGAAGACCAAGGGCGCGATGGACGCGATCAACGGCAAGGTGGTCCACACGTACATCATCAACCACGAATCGACGTTCCGGGACGTCATCGACAACTTCTTCACGGACCCGAAAGCAGCTCCGAAAGCACCTGTCGGCACTGGGACGGTCCTAGCACCACCGGTCAAGAAAGCTGGCGGCGGCGCTGTGGAAGGACCCGGGCCCAAGGGAGTCGATTCAGTCCACGGCCTTTTCGCACCGGGCGAGCACGTCTGGACCGCTGACGAGGTGGACAAGGCTGGCGGGCAGGGCGCGATGTACGCGATGCGCGCCGCAGTGAAGTCCGGCGCCGCCTATTCCGGCAACGGGGCGGCCACTGCGGGCTCCGCAGGTGCACAGGTCACGTTCGCCCCGGTCTTCCACGTCGCGTCGAACGACACGGGCGCCGTGGTGCAGGAAGTAAAGGGTTGGCTCCGATTTGAAGCACAGAAAGCAGGGCTGAGGATTGGTGGCTAAGCAGATCATCTTGGACGGGAAAGTCCTTGAGGGCATCGACCAGTACGGCGAGTGGGGCGTCAAGTCGTTCGAGGGGTGGTGGGATACCCCGGAGGGGAAGGGCGAAGACATCGCCCGCCCGAACACGGACGGCGATTTCGACACGCCCGTCTACTACGGGCCCCGGTATCCGACGCTGACGGGGATCTTCATCGCTGACACAGAGGCGAAGATGTTCGACGGGATGAACAGGTTCAACGGTTTGCTGCGGGCCCCGGGCCGGCTGCAGGTCATTGGGTACGGCAGCCGGGATCAGTGGGCGGACGTGAAGCGCGCGTCCGGCGCCGGCCCGACCATCACGCCGGCCACGGACACTATCTGTCATTGGCAGATCAGGGTCAAGGCGCCGGATTCCCGAAAGTTCGGGCTCGCCAACACCTACACCGTCCCGTCCGGCTCGAGCTACACGACGGTGTTCCACCGCGGCAACGCAGTGGGCTACCCGGTCATCAAGGTGTCCGGGTCCATGCCTGGCGGGTACAGGCTGCAGTCTTCGGGCGGCGCCGAGTATCGGGTCACGACTCCACTCGTGTCCGGTGCACCGCACACGATCGACATGGCGACGGGGTTGCTGCAAATCGCCGGCAACCTCGTCGCGGGCGGCGTCACCTGGGCTGACATCTGGCGCATCCCTGGCGCGTCCACAGACACGGACCTCCGGGTCCAGCCGAACACCTCTGGGTCTGCCACGGCAACCGTGACCCTTTACGACACCTACATCTAAGGAGGCCCTTGTGACGGCACTGGAACGAGTCTGGGTGTGCGACACCATCACCGGGCAGCGATTGAACGTGATCCCGATGAAGGACTTCCCCTGGGCGCGGTGCTTGAATGAGGGCTCGACCGGCCGGGCGACAATCCTGGTCACCGACTCCACGGTGAAAACAGTGAATCTCCGCAACCTGATTGTGGAGCGAACCAACACACTCGTCTACGAAGTCGGCGGGAAAGTGGTGGCCGCAGGCGTCATCATGGACACCGACTACGACAAGGACGCCGGGACGCTCACAATATCCCATGCAGACATCTGGAAGATCCTCGAAGGCCGGCTGCTCATCAAGCATGGGGCGGCGGCCGTCAAGACGGAGAAGCTGGTTTACGGGCCACTGTCGCTCGGGACGATCGCTAAGCGCGTTGTGCAGGAAGCGATCGCCCCGGGCGGCTGGTACGACTTGCAGATTCTTTTCCCTGCCGACGTCGCCGGCACAGAAACCCGCTCCTACTTCGGGTATGCGCTGCAGTCCACCACGGATGTCCTGCAGGAAATCATGGAGTCCGATGGCGGCCCGGACATCGAGTTGGCCCCGCAGTGGAATATCGTCACCGGCAACCTGGAATGGGTCATGCGCTCGGTCAATAACCTCACATCCTCCGGGGTGTGGGAGTTCAACCTAGACGCGCCGAAGCCGGCAGCTTCCAAGGTGACGGCGAAGTCGGACACGTCCCGCTTCTCTAACAACGCCTACGCCACAGGTGAGGGCACGGAAAAGAACATTCTGCTCCGCTCTAACCCGCAGCCGGACCATACCCGGCCTGCGGACGAAAGTGTCACCCCGTTCAAGGGAGTCAAAGACGCCGGCGTGCTGGGCTCGCTGGCGGTGGAACGCTCGAGGGTGCTGTCCGTCCCGACAAGGCAGTACGCCATGTCGATCTTGAAGGACGGCGCGCCTGCCGTTATTGACCTCGCCCTGGGCGACACGGTACGGCTCATCAGCGCCGCGGATCCTTGGCTTCCGACCGGTACGACGTCGCACCGGCTTATCAAGTTCAGCGGCAACCTTGACGGCATGGAAGTCAAGATCGAATTTCAACCGACAGGGGCGTGACATGGGGCTGATTAACAACCTGACACAGCCGATGAACGATAGCCCCCGGCGTCTCCGGGCGGTGGAAACCGGGGCGCCGATGAACAGCGGCGCGGTGGGCAGCGGCGGGTTCGAGGTCTACGACGGCGGTGTAATCACGATCAGCAACGGCGGCCTAGTGGTAACGGGCTCCGCGGAAATAATCGGAGAACTAATCGCGTCCGGCACCATCAGCTTCACGGGCACCCTAACCCAGTCCGGCGAGTCCACTTTCACCGGGCCTACGCACATCGAAGGTGAGACGGACATAACCGGGGACACGACTGTGACTGGCGACCTCAGCGTTGCGGGCTCGGGCAAGATCACCGCGGGGAACACGGTCATCGACCCGTCAGCTTCGAATGGCGGCGTCACGTTCGCATCCGGCGGCGGCGTCGGCGGGAACGGCGGCGCGGTAGCGGTCAGGGGATCCGGTAACGCCGGCCTACTCACGGACGCTACCGCAGCACTGTTCGCCGGCGCGACTCAGATGACAGTTGGGGACGGTTCGGTCAAGATCGACGGGCTGCCCACCATCTCGGGCGTCACCGCGAACCTTTACATGGACCCGTCCACAAAGCAGATCAAGCGCATTACCTAGCGGCAGAGGTACTGCTTCGCAGCGGCGGCAACGGTTAGGTGATCGACGGCTAGCTTCACGTCGGCGTACTGCTTCATGACGCTTTCCCGGTATGCATCCTTGCTCTGAAACACGAGACTCACGCAGGCGCCGTATGCCTCGCTGAGGATGTCGCTGTCGCCCGCCTTGAGTGCTGCCAGGTGCGGGCGTACCGCGCTGAGCATGTCGCTCTGGACGGTGGTGGCCGGCTGCACGACTGCCGCGGCCTCCATGCGTTCCGGCGCAGGCGCGGAACAGCCCGTGAGCGCGAGTGCGGCGATTAGTGCAAGTCCCCCAAGTTTTCCCATGCGCTGAGTGTAGCGAACTGCGCACCAATTTAATTCTCCACGGCCCCACGGGGCCCTTTTTTATGCCCAGGAGGCGTACATGGCGACCTTGACAGGTTCCGCGAAGGACTTCCGGCCGCAGCCGCTCGGGTCAACGGCAGTGGTAATCATCACCCCATTCGGGGCGGCCGCTTCGGTATCAAAGTCGCTGCTGGTGTCCAGGCCGATCCGGGTCATACCGGCGTCGGATGGTTCTTTCAGCGTTGACCTTGCTTCCTACGACGGCACCAACCCCCCGACCGCCTATCACGTCCGCGTTGAGTGGACGGACAGTGCGGGGAACATCACTGGCGGCGAGGACTTCCCGTGGCCGCTGGTGGTCACTGGCAGCGGCAACCTCACGGACATGTTCGCCATCCCCACTGCTACAGGGTTCCTGACCAAGGGCGACAAGGGCGACGACGGCGATTCCGTCATGCAGGCCGCGTTCGATGCTCTCGTGGCGCGGATGCCGAAGCCGGGATCCGATGACCGCTTCCGGGTTATCGACCTGAACGGCAAGACTGCGTTGGAGGTTGACCCTGCGGGGCAGACCATCGTCGGTGACGCCGTGCTCAAAGCGACGGACGGGTTCCGCGTCACTGACAAGGACGGCTTTATCGCTCTCGAGGTCACGCCGGACGGCAAGACCCGCGTCTATGACCCGACGTTCGCCGTTGGCGGCACGGGTTCTGCCGGGGCGACCATCACGACGCTGCACGCTTTCCTGGCGGTGGGCCAGTCGAACATGTCCGGCCGCGGCCTGCCGATCAGTTCGGGCCTTGACCCGAACGACCCGCGCATCTTCCAGTACGGCGCGAACCGGAGGACATTGGAGCCCGCGACGGTCCCGCTGGACATGCACGACACCCCTTCCGGGCTGTCGCCGGCGACGGCCTTCGCTCGTGAGTACCTGAAAACGCAGCCCGCGAACGTCGGCGTCCTCATCATCCCCGCGGCGCACGGCGCTACCGGGTTCACGTCCGCCGCGGACACGCTCACATGGACCGTGGGCGCCGCATCAGCGCCTTCCTACGACCTGCCCGCACTCGCGGTCACACAGACCATCGAAGCACTCACGGCGGCGCAGGCAGGCGGCTACACGGTAACGCTCAAGGCGGCGCTGTGGCACCAGGGCGAGAACAACAGCGCCATGTCCCAAACCACCTACGAAGGGCTGCTGGACACCCTCATCGGCTACTTCCGCACCCAACTGTCCGTCCCGGAGCTACCGTTCGTGGCCGGGCAGATGTGCCCCGAAGGCATGGAAGTGACGCCGGCGAAGTACACCATCGACGGCGCGCACCAGGCAACCCCGGCCCGCGTCACCCACACCGGGTTCGCCAAAGCCACCACGGACGGCCACAACACCGGAGACACCACCCACTTCTCAAGGACCGGCATCGAGTACCTGGGGAAGACGTACCTGTCCGGCTACTGGGAGGCAGTCTTCAACGAAGGCGCCGCCCCGGGCGCGGCGATCAACGTCGCGGCATCAAAGGCGGGAACGACCGTCACAGCCTCATGGGACGCCCCGCCGAAGACCCTCACCCAGGCCACAACCTACGGGTTGTACGGCGGCGGGACTGACTACGTGTGGACCGCGCCGGCATCGCGCATCACCGCATACAAGGTCGAGACGAAGACCGGCACCGGGGCATGGACCGTCGCCACCCGGTCCCGGCCGGCGAACAGGTCCGAAACCGTCACCGTCCCCACCGGAACCACCCTCGTCCGCGTCACTGCCCTCAACGGGGCGACCGCAGCAACCCCCGTAACCGTCACCGCCGTAGGAGCCTAAATGGACATCGTACTGAACACCCGATTCGCTAATTCGCTGCTGCCCAGGGTTCCGCAGCCGGGGTTCTTCGACAACTTCAACCGGACCACGGGCCAGCCGCTCGGGTTCACGTCGGGTGAGAACCGGCCGTGGAAGTTCTTCTCGAGCGGCGGCCCGTCCTCGTGGATCATCACCGCAGGAGGCACCGCGGACCTGAGTGTGGGCGGCGGCATCAACGTGGCCGCTGTGGATGCCCTCGCCAGCAACGGAACGCTTTCAGCGAAGCTCGCCGTGATGGGCGGATCAATCCGTCACGCCGGCCTCGCGTTCCGGGTGCTGGACGCGAACAACCACTTCTTTGTCCACCAGTCGGCCCCGGACATCGGGATCCAGCTTTACAAGCGCGTCAACGGCACCGCGACGTCGATCGCTTCCGGCACGTACATGTACCACGAAGGCGACGTGATAAGCGTCCAGCTCAGTGACGCGAACATCATCGTCCAGGTCAACGGGTCCACGAAGCTCACCGCCACCGACACCACGTTCCAGGGCGAAACCCGGCACGGGCTCTACGCGAACAACGACACTCCCGCGTTCGAGTGGGACGACATCACCTTCACTGCAGCCTAACCACCCCTTCACGAGAGGAGGCCCCACGTGGCCTTGCCATCAAATATCTCTACCGGCCTTGTGGCGGGGCAGTTCCTTGCTTCGGTGATCGACGGCATTGACCCGGACCAGGAGCCGGACGCGCGCCCGGTGCAGGGGTTTGTGACGTTCACGGCGTCTGTCCCGTACCTGCCGGACCCGACCGCTTCCCCGAATCCGGCGACGATCCTGCACACCGCGCTTGTCGCTGTGCTGGACGCTGACGGGTACCTGTGCACCCCGGAGGAAGGCAGCCTGACGCCGGCGTACCGCGGGGTTCGGATGATCGCCACGGATGACCCGGACCTGTCCGTGGCAGGGTGGACGTGGAACGCGACGTACAAGTTCGCCGCGGCCAACGGGACAGCGCTGAGCATCCCCACGCACAGCTTCGCTCTCCCGTCAGATGCCATCGTGGACCTGACGACCGTTGTGAAGGTCCCGTCATCGACGGGGATCGGCACGGAGCAGGCCGAAGCCCTCGCGGCGTCGGCGCAGGCCGCCGCGGTCCAGTCGGCGCAGGACGCAGCAGACGCGGCCCAGTCGGCAGCAGACGCGGCCGGCGCAGCGCAGGTCACGGACTCCAATATCAGCGCCCTTATCGGCAACCCGGCGACGGACACGGCGCAGGCTACCAAGGCTCTGGTGGACGAGGCAGCGGCGACCAAGCTCGAGGCGGACGACGCGGCGCTAACGTATCAGCAGATCAGCACCCTTGACGCGGCACTCGCGGCGCGGGTAGCCACGGATGGGACGAGTACGCAGGAGGCGGTGCAGTCCATCGCCGACACCAGTGCCGCAGCAGCAGCCGCACCAAAGCTTGACGCCGCCACTGCGGCAACGACCTACGCGGCCAAGGGTGTCGAGACGAGCAAGCTGGACGCCTCCCAGAAGGGCGAGGCATCCGGTGTCGCCCCGCTCGACACCGCTTCCAAGCTGCTTTACGGGAACTTCCCGGACCTCAGCCGGCGCACTACCCCGGCATGGGCGCCGACCACCGTCTACGCCGCAGGGCAGGCGGCCCTCAACCCGTCCGGGGATCTCGTCACCGCCAAGATAGCCTTCACGTCCGGGGCGACCTACAACGCAGCGAACTGGGACGCGGTAAATTCCTACGTCCCTTGGGTTGCCGGCCACATCGGAATCGAAAAGTCCAACCCGGTCAACGCCCGCGTCTACATCGGCTCAGGAACCGGCACACTCCTCGACAACGGCAACATGGGCGTCAAGGTC